CTCTTGGTGTTGGCTCAATGTTGAAGTGAACATTTAGAAACGTTGCGCCAAGTTCTGCGATTAATTCTTCAAAGGCATAGTCTTCTCTTGTAGTCTTTTGCTTGAGTCTATCTAGTCGGTGCGTTGCGCCTGTCCAGTGTGTAAGCTCATGAAACAAAGTACCGTAATAATTTTGTTCTGCTGTTGCTTGGTCTGTGTCTATGAAGTCGCCTTTGTTAGGAAGAACAATTTGGTCATTGCTTGGGCGGTAATACGCACCTTGTCCGCTTTCCCAAAAGATGTTGGCGCTTGTGTTATAGATAAATTTCTCAGCGTCTGCGTGATTAAATTCAACCTGTTTACCTGTTGGCGCTTGGTAGTTCTCAAGCTGGGCGCGATTAAATACACAGTATGTTCTCATCATCGGGATGGTGATTTGTTTCTCTGTCTTTTTATCTTCAACATTGAGAGGTTTATAAAATACAATGTGCGTACCCTTTTCGCCTTTCTTTACCTGTTCGCCTTTCTCTGTCCATTGCTTATAGGTTGCCCAGTCTTGGCTAGGTTGCTCTTCCATCATCAACAATAAAATGTTTATTCCGTTGTAATGGTTTTTACTAACTATGTTTTTTGGTAGTCCGTTTGCCTGTCCTACCCATGAGCGCGCCCAGTTAGTGCCGCACGTTTCCATTTGTTTAATAATATTTTCTGTAATTGTTTTTTTAAAGTCTTGAGTTTTCATTTTTATATATCCTTTTTTGGGTGGTGTAATGCTAATTATACTCTAGTTTAGTATAGTATATATACTAATTTTAAAATTAAATTTATATTATTATATACTTATATATCAACGTTCGCAAAGGCTTTAGCCTTTAATGTATTAATAAATAATATTATTTGTATATACATTGACACACCAAGAAAGAAAGGAGTATAATAGACACATCGACAGACAAAAACGACTGACGATACCACCAAAAAAAACAGGAGAAACACAAATGAAATACACAATACATAGTTATTCAAAAGAATCAATCCCTTTTCTTGGGCATATAAAATTTTCTCAAGACACCGACACCGAGGAGCAAGCACGGAAGATTGCTAAAGAACAACACAGAAAAGGTGATTTAAGAGTTCATGTTACCAAGGGTAAAGAAGTTATTTTTCATTACGCTGAGGTTTCAAAATGACATACGAAGACGGACAGCAAGCGTTCACTCACGCGATACAATTAAAATTACTTTCTAATATGTGGGGTCGTGATGATTACGCTGGAAATTATATGTATATGTACTCACAAAATGACCAAGACTTTTTCAAGAACAAAGAGACGCGCAGGTATATCTCTTGCAAATCTTACGAGGAGAAATAATCATGAACAGAATTATATTCACAGACACAGACGGGAACAAACACGTTAAAGATTTTCATCATGATTGGTGGATGACCAACAAGATAAACGCTAAAGTTATGCTAAACAGAACGCCTAATTTTATTAGGGCAGATGTTATGGGTAGAGCTTGGGCGAATTGGGATTGGGATTTAGTATCAACCATAATCAAGGAGAAATAATCATGTGGCAGAAAATAGAATTAACAGAAGAGATTGATATGCTTGCTGATGAAAACAAAAAGATGGCGGAGTATTTACTTTACTTGCACGAGTGCAACAAGATTGATTTAATAAAAGATGAGATGGGTTGGATAATTCATTGGGAACTAGACGAGGAGAAATAAAAATGTGTAGAGAGACTGAAGAGGATTTTAAACTGGCTGATGATTATCAGACTAGATATGAGAGCGCATACCAAGAAGCACTTGACGAAATGTATGAGCTGGCAACAAAGATTGCCTTAACCTTTGAGCATAATATTACTGAAGTAGAAGGTGGCGATGTGGTCGAACTATGCAAGGTTGAAGAGGTGGCGAGAGGTATCTTATCGTTACGAGGATTGGCATACTACGACTATAAGGTATGGGTTGAGGGAAAGTATAGGGGCTGGCATGAAACAATCGAGTACAACTTCGAGAGTGAAATGAAAGATTTCTTATGTGATAACTTGGGGGTGTGTGATGAGTAAGATAATGAACCTAGTATTAGAGCTACAATCTTATGGCATTTTATTACCTGAAGCACACGGTGATGAAGAGCCTGACATTTCCCAGTACCAGCGCGAGATGATACAAGACCCTGAGTACATAAAAGAAATGGACAGGATAACGCAAGCCATGATAAAAGATATTGGGGGTAAGTGATGAATGTCTATAACGATGTGATTGAGATTTATGTTAATGGCTCACTAGCTACAACGATTGATGATAATTTTATTTATGAATATCTTTGCAAACATTCTCCTGAATCTGTATCAACTGATGATGATGAAATATCGTACCTGTTAGTAGATGAACAACGCATTGATTACTTGCAGTTAATCAGACTTAAAGATGATTTCATACGTGACTTACTGGAACGTAAAAGGAAACTACAAGATGACTACGACAAAATTGTTAAAGGGGATAAGTGATGGAAGGTATATTTTTATTTGAGATATTGGTCGGTGCTAGTGTATTGTATATGGGCTGGCTGTTGATATGCTGGATTGATTTAAACAAGAGAATAAATGAGAGGAAAAACAATGGATAAGACAACAACTTTATGCGAGAAGCTAACGCAGATTCAAACAGAATTGCACGCACCTAAGAACCTGACAAACTCTTTTGGCAAGTACAACTATCGAAACTTAGAGTCTGTACTGCAAGCATTGAAACCTTTACTGTCATTGACACAAACAGTGGTTACATTATCAGACGAGGTGGTCGAGGTTGGTGGTAACACCTACGTTAAAGCAACAGCCACGTTTACTGATGGCATTACATCCATGCAAGTTACTGGTTACGCACAAGAACAACCACGAAAAGGCATGGACGCTGCACAAATTACTGGGGCGTGTAGTTCGTACGCACGCAAGTACGCAATGAATGGCTTATTTGCAATCGATAATACCGATGATGCAGACAGCAAGGACAACAGCTCAATCAAGTACACCAGCAAAGAGGATATTACTCGAGCATTAAAAACTTTAGATGAACACTTTGAGAAGGGTCATACTAAAGAAGCTAGAAAGATATTTGACTGGGCAGGTAAGCAAAACCCTGAAGTTATTCAGGTGCAAGACAGGTATATAATGCTGTTTGGAACAGACTAGATTAGCAGGGCTTATCTTCCGCGTTATTCGGTAGGGTTTCAGACGACTCATTGCGTCTATCCTCCCTGTCGTTAGGTCCGAATAGATACGAATAGTCCACGTAACGGATGTTAATTAAACACGCTAAAGTGTGGGCTACATTAACCCACGCCTTATTATTAGCCAGTCCGAGGGTACTGGTGTGTTGCAAACCCTCCCAAATTTTAATAACAGCGTACCAAGTACGCACAAGGAGAGTGTCATGGAATATTCAAACGAGGACAGAGGTAGCATTTGGGCTAACTCTAAGAAAGAAACAGAGAACCATCCTGATTTTACTGGGTCATTAAATGTAGGTGGTACTGACTACTGGGTAAGCGCATGGAAAAGAAAGCCTGATGCTAATCCTAAAGCACCAGCTTTATCATTCTCTATTAAGTTAAAAGAACCTAAGCAAGAGGTTAAAAGTTCTGTTGCTTTTGATGATGACTTAGACAACGTGCCTTTCTAGTGCCAAGAGCATACAAGAAACATAGAAAGTATGCGATAAGTGGGGGAGATATTAATGGCAAGGTGATTGTTACCTGTCAAGAGATTTCTGCTTATGCAAATCTATCAGCACCGACTGTATATAGTAGATTAAAGTCTGGAGTTAGAGATGTTTCTGAGCTTTGTCGTGCTGTAACTAGGGTGCAACCAGAGAGGAAACCAAAACCAAAGGAAGTTGTGAACAAATTGTTATTGAAAAAACCATTCTATGACGAGATGTTTAGACTTGCGATGAGGAAAATTTAAATGAGGAAAATAAGCAATGAGCAACGAGGAATTAATAATAGCGTTAGTTAATCAAACTGACCATAGTATTGATGAGTTTACAGGGGGAGCAATCATTCAAACAATCATAAATAATAATACGATAATTAAATACAGGGTTAGCTTGTACTTTGGGTATCAAAACAAGAAGCCTTTATCAAGAACAATTGAAATTGATAGGGATGTTTTCTTTGCACTGCCTGAAGCACTGGATGATTACTTAAACAACACTGTGAAGCGTAGTGATAGTAAGGTATTCACTATGAGTAAGACTACAGGTAGACCTACTAGTAGACCTACTGGTATATCTACCCCTACTAATACTAATACTAATACTATAGTTACTAATACTAATACTACTATTACTAAAACTAAAGTAAAAAAAGAACACTTTGAAATGTTCGATACGTTTAGATTATCTTACAAAGGAAAGAAGCGAGGGAATGATACTGAGTTTAAAAACTTTATGAAGCACAAAGACTGGGTTGAAGTATTACCTAAGCTTGTTGATATTAAAATTGACTATGATGTGAGTGATATTAAATTCATACCACACCTTTCAACATTTATTAATCAACGCAGGTGGGAGTTAATCGATGATTCAAAACAGAAGCCATCATCACCGTACCCATACAAGGAGTTCGGAGCATGAAAAATATATCTCATGAAACAGAGCAATCAGTTATCGGTGCTATTCTTGTTGGTGGTTTAGAAGCAATCAAGAAAATATCACACGTCAATCTGTCGGGTGCTGACTTCTATGATGAGTCACTTGGAAGGGTGTTCGATACAGCTGTTGAGATGTCAAAAGAGAACTCAACCATTGATTTGATTACCGTCAAGGACAAGCTCAATGATGACAAGCAGAACTTTAATTATCTTGCAACTTTAGCTGAGGGTAGTTACTCACTAGGAAACCTTGATGTTTATTCAGCACGAGTAAAAGAACTTTCAACCGAGAGAAGTATTGATTCATTAAAACGAAGCATCAACTATAACAATTACAAAGAGATTACTGCTGAGATTGATAAGCTTGAGAACTCTTTGAATGATGATGAGGATTCAATAGAGAATATCATCGGCAAGACAGTTGATTATCTTCAAGACATTAGTGTCAACGGTTGTGGATTATCAAGTGGGTTTAAGTCTTTAGATTCTATCACTTGTGGATTGAGAGCAAACCAGCTAATCATTATTGCTGGTCGTCCATCAATGGGTAAGTCAACACTTGCACTAAACATTGCAGCTAACGTATCAGTAACACGAAAGGTTTTATTCTTCTCACTAGAGATGAGCCAAGTACAGTTGATGATGAAACTTGTTGCAGCAGATACTGAGATTTCATTGAACAAGATTGACAGAAACAAATTAGATGAACGTGATAGTGATAGGTTCTATACGTCATTGGCTAGGACGAATGAGAAGAACTTAATTCTTGTAGATAAGGGTGGACTTAGCGTTAGAGATGTTATATCTAAGGCAAAGCAAGTCAGTGCTAGTAAGGGATTGGACCTTATAGTTATTGACTATCTACAGATTCTAAAGTATGATAAGGGAAGAGAAGTATCCGAGCTTGGTACTATAACGAGGGAGTTGAAGGGGTTGTCTAAGGAGCTTAACATACCCGTAATACTACTTTCGCAGCTGAGTCGAGGGGTAGAGCAGCGTGATAATAAAAGACCGTTTATGAGTGACTTACGGAGTTCAGGAGAAATTGAACAAGACGCTGATGTAATTATGTTTGTGTATCGTGATGAATATTATTATCCAGACGAATCACCAGACAAAGGATTAGCAGAATTGATTATCGCCAAGAATAGAATGGGGCAGGTCGGTTATGTTAAGGTTGGATTTAGAGGGGAACACTCTAAGTTCTTTGATGTTTAATGTTTATGAGGTAATAAATATGAGTAATATAAGAGTAGAAACAATAACGCCTGAGATGGCAAAAGCAATATTAGTTAACAACCCAACTAACAGGGTCGTAACACTATCACACGTCAAGTTCTTGAAGAATGAAATAACTTCTGGAAGCTTTCAGCTAAACGGTCAGTCGATTGTGCTGGGTGCTGGTGGAAAGTTGTTAGATGGTCAGCATAGATTACACGCTGTCATTGAAGCAGGACTTCCTATTCAATCCGTTGTTGTATATGGCATGGATGATGAGGCGTTCAGGACTATGGATACTGGTAAGGCTAGAACTGGTGGTGATACTTTATCAGTCACTGGTGTAGGTAATCACAATCATATTGCTGCTGCAATCCGTAGGATTATGGACCGTTTCGGAAGTAAAAGAATGGTGGTTGATAGGAAGACCGTTAGGATTTCTAACTCTGCATACCTTTCTTTCTATGAGGAAAACAAGAAAGATATAGATGACTTGTGGATTATGTGCCACACTTGGGCGAGGGAAGGAAGTAAGATTATCTCTGTCTCTGAAGCAATGGCATACATATTCCTACTAAGAGAAGAAGATATGTTGGCGTATGATTTTATTGAAGAGGTTCTTATTGGGCTAAGAAAGAATCCAAAATCTAATGCTGCACAAACTTTACGCAAGAAGATTGTTGATAGTAGATTGAGTAACCAACAAATCAGAGATGCTGCTAAGATGAACTGGTTTCTATCAGCCTTTAGAAATTATGTTGCTGGAAGAAATGTATCTAAGATTATTATCCGTAAGCCGTTTAGATTCTTAGCAGAGAATGAGCAAGATAACTAAGTCTGCTAGAGGAAAACCGTGCTTACTGCGTTTAGATGGGTGTGTATCGGGTGGGGAAAATCCCACTACTGTATTCGCTCACTTAAATTCAGGAGGTATGGGGCAAAAAGAAATTGATTGCTTCGGTATGTATGCTTGCCACGTCTGTCATGACCTGATTGATGGACGGCAGCCACATAATTATGAGGATGAATGGTTAGAGTTAGTTCAACTTCGTGCTGTGATTAGAACGCAACGGTATCTTATAAGGAGCGGACTAGTGTGCATAGAATAATATTTAAGGACCAGCCCAAGGAGGCTGCGTTCAAATCTTTAGTTCATGACTTTTGGGTAGAGAATCCTGATGTTGAGATTGCAACTATATCAATAAAGAAGGATAAGCCGAAACGGTCTGACTCACAGAATAGATTGTATTTCAAATGGAGAGATATTATTTCTGATGAGTTAGGCTATTCTAAGAGCGAGACACATCTCTTGTTAGCTGACAAATTCTTAGGTAAGATAGAGTTTATTACCAAAAAAGGTAAGACAATCTCACAAATAAAATCAACCAGAGATTTAAAGGTTGGTGAATTTACAGACTTCTTAATGGACATTGATATGTTCGTTGGCGAGTATGGGATTACTTTACCTTATGGTGATGATTATCAAATCGCTATGGGAGTTAGCAATGGAAGGAAAGCATCACGATGAGGAGATGTGTAAACTAAAGATTGATTGTATCTTAACTTTTCTTGGAGAGATTGACGAAATCATAGAGTATCCACGCTCTGATAGAGAAATCTTTATAAGAGAGAAGCTCGAACTAGCTCTACAAGACTTACGCTATCTTGAAAACGAGGTTGATTTAGGTGAGGATGAAACTCACTCATGAAGAAAACCTTTTATATAAATCCAGTACCAGCATCACGACCACGAGTAACACGGTGGTCAACCTATTTCCCTAAACGATATACAGAATTTAAGAAAACTATGGAGGTTGCTACTGGTAATACTCCCTTTATACCGTTTGAGAACTCCATATACGCCCAGTTTGACTTCTTTGTTGGTATGCCTAAGTCTTGGTCTAAGAAGAAAAAGAACTTAAAGATAGGAACGTATTGCGATAACAATTCTGATATTGATAATTACTGCAAAGCAATAATGGATTCATTAAACGGTGTGTATTACAAAGATGACAAGCAAATAGTTATGATTAAAGCACGTATGTTTTGGACATCAACACCGCGTATTGAATGTGAACTAACTAAACTTGAGGAAGTACGGGATGACACAACTTGAAAAATGTATAGAACTATCAGAAGATTATGCAGATAGAGCTGCCCACGCTGGGGTAAATTATGATGATGCCTATGCTGGATATATCGGACGGTGTATTAACAGGTCTGAAAAAGTAGTAACAAAAGAATGGCGATGTGTATTCAACATTAAGGAATACCCAGCCATACTAAACTTGCTTGATTAATAAGAGTGAGTGATGGTATGAGAGGAGTCATGAAAAAACTACGTTTACGAGGTAATAAACACCACCACTCAGTACCTTATAATACCTAATGTAACCTAGTAGAACCATATATTCCAAATTCTATACTTAGTGTATAATATTGTATAACCAAAGAGGAACTTATGACTAAACAACAACACCAGATTAACGTCAAGGTAAGCAAAAACGACCTAGACTATATTGATGCCAAAGCTAAGAAATATGGTATAAATCGTTCGGCATTAATTAAACTATTAGCACTGAACGGTGAAATATCTGTGAATATGCAGCACTCTTTACGGAAAGCTGAACACTAACCCCATACTTCAACAGCTTCTGCTTTACCTTCTTCAGTATCCCAATATGGAGAGTCGTTATTAACAGTCCAGAAGTTCTGTCCTTCTCTTTTATGCCAGCCAGGTCTTTCTTCTTTAACCTCTTCTGGCATATCAGGTCCTGTAGGTGGGTCTAATGCTTCTTCATCAAAGACATCATAGTCAGGTTCAGGTGTAGCAACCTTTAAGTTACCGTCTTTATCTCTATCACCCATAAGACCTAAAGCTGTAGTCAAACCACCAGCGCTTACTAGTTCAGCCTTGCGCCCAGTAGTCATTGTTGGTTTAACCTCTTTCGCTCCAGTAGGCTTGTCTGGGTTAATCTTGTGCTTAGTACCTTTGTCGCTATCGAATTTCTTATCAGGGTTGACTTGGTTCTTACTACCTTTGTCGCCCTTGAGCATACCCTTAGCACCCTTCGCCATTTTCTTAGGGCTTTTCCCTAATACACCAGCCATTAGCAATGCTGCTTCTGGTGGGATTCCCATCTCTTCAAGCTTTGCTACAATGAAGTTGCCTGCAACATCACTACCTTGTGAAATCAGTTCTGCTAAAGACATTTCAGCAACATCTTCTTCCGTTGCTGCGAACTGTTGTTGGTA